GAGTATTCCCACAAGGAGACTTCCTCATGAGCACGCCCTTCCTCTGCTCCCGCTGCCACACGACTTTTCGCTCCCACGCGCCGCGTGCGGATGCCGCTACGGGTTTTCTCTGCCCCGCGTGCTGGGTGCCGACGCCCCCTGGGGCGCTGTATGCGCCTGACCCCCCCTTTGATTATGGCGCCAGCCTCGTTGCCGCGCTGCTCGGCCAGCGGCAGTGCTCCCCTCCATGGTGCCCTGCCGCTGGCGCGGTCACGCTGGCCCCGACGCCCCCGGGGCGGGAAGATACGCCATGAGCATGCATGTGCACATGCTCTCCCTTCTCCGTGCGCATCTCCATGCGCAGTCTGCGCAGGAGCAGCCCTTCACGATTGGCGATGCCGCTGCCCTGCGTTTCGCTGCGGAGCCCTGGCCCCTGAGGGGCCAGGAGCAGCCCTCCGCCCCTCCCCCGATGCCCGGCTACCTGTGTGAGGGCTGCCTGGATGCGCCCGCCGTGCAGTGCCAGCCGGCGCCGTGGGGTGGGACAATGGGGGTCTGCTCCGCGTGCGTGGCGATGCCTGAAGAGAGGGCTCGGCCATGACCCGCGCTGAGGCGGAAGCGGCCCTAGCCGATTTTGTCGCCCTGCAGGCCGCAGCCCACCGCGAGACCTGGCACCCCAGCGAGGTTCCCCCTCCGGCAACGTGCCACTGGATCGCCAGTAGCTCTTTGCTCCTCGCGCTATGCCGGCGCCTGCTCGATGAGGGACTGGCAGAGGGGCCTCTCTCGCCTCCTTGACACCACCGCGTGCCCCTGGTACACTAACCTTTGTGTCCCTGGGACACGATCTGTCGTTCGTTGGCAATCGCACTTTGAGATAAACTGGCATTATGGCACGTGGACTCAAAACCGGAGGCGGAAGCCGGAAGGGTAGCCCTAATAAGCGCACCATCGACGGGGAGGCGTATGCCCGCGCTATCGTGGAGGACCCGCTGGTCCGGGCCAAAATGCTCGCAATGGCCCAGGACGGCACGCTCCCTATCGAGTTAGCCAAGCTGTTTTATGCCTATGCGTACGGCAAGCCGTATGAGGTGCCTCTGGATGGCGATAGCGACGCGCCCCGCACGATCACGCTCCAGTTCTAAGCCGCTGGTCGTGCAGTTTCCGCCCTTGCGCCCGCACCAGCGAGTGCTGTACGAGGCGCGGCAGCGCTTTAACGTGTGGGTCTGCCATCGTCGCTTTGGCAAGACCGTGCTGGCCCTCTACTCCCTCATTGACGCCGCGTTCCAGAACCGCCTCCATGCCCCACGCTACGGCTATGTCGCCCCCCTCTATCGCCAAGCCAAGCACATTGCCTGGGACCTGCTCAAGCATCTGGTGGCGCCGATTCCCGGCACGAAGCTGAACGAAGCCGAGCTGCGGGCTGATCTGCGCGGCGGCGCCCGCATTCAGCTCTTTGGCGCCGACAACCCGGACAGCCTGCGCGGCGGCTATTTTGATGGCGTGGTGCTCGATGAGTACGCGCAAATGCGCCCCCGCGTCTGGGCAGAAGCCGTGCGCCCCATGCTGGCCGATCGTGCGGGCTGGGCGACGTTTATCGGGACGCCGATGGGTCACAATGATTTCCACACCCTCTATACGCAGGCACAGGCACTCGACGGCTGGCATACGGCGCTCTACCGGGCCAGCGAGACCGGGATTGTGTCGAATGCCGAGCTGGCCAGCGCCCGGCAAACGATGTCGCCGGAACAATACGCGCAAGAGTTTGAGTGCTCCTTTGAGAGTGCCCTGGTCGGTGCCTACTACGCCGAGGCCCTTGCGACCGCCGAGAGTGAACGACGCCTGGCCCGCACCCCCTGGGAGCCGCAGCACCAAGTCCACACGGCCTGGGACCTGGGGGTCAGTGACGCAACCGCGATCTGGTTTCTTCAGCCGGTGGGCCGCATGCTCCACGCCATCGATTATATCGAGGCCAGTGACCATGGCCTGGAGTGGTATGTCAAGGCCCTGCAGGCGAAGCCATACATCTATGGACGGCACTACTTCCCCCACGATATTGCTGCCCGCGACTTTAGCGGCTCTGGGAAGTCCCGCCTCGAAATGGCCGAATCATTGGGGTTGAAGCCTGCGGTGGTTGTGCCGCGTGGGACCCCGGCTGAGGGTATCCAGGCGGTGCGGACGCTGTTCCCCCGGTTCCGCATCGATCCCGAGCAGTGTCACGAAGGGCTTCAAGCGCTTAAGAACTACCGCCGCAAGTGGCGCGCGGACACCAAAACGTGGACGGACCAGCCGCTGCATGATTGGGCGAGTCACGGCGCTGATGCGTTGCGGACATTCGCTATGGGGTATGCCGATGCGCCGGGGGTGTTCGTGCCCCCTGCCTCCCTCCCGCGATTAGTGAACGTTCCCTCTGGCCAGAGCTGGCTAGCCTAGAGGAGTGGTACGGATGCACTTCTTCAGTGATGCGCAGCGCAGCCATGACGAAGGGCTGGAGGTGCGGCGGGAGGGGGACGAGGTGGTCCTGGAAGTCCAGCGCGTCGACTGGCGCTACACGCTCGTCCTGGACGCCGCCGACCAGGCCGCGCTGCGGGCCGTCCTGCCCATGCCGATGGCGGATACCGCGCTGCTGGCAGACCGGCTCCAGCGGATCGACGCCGCGCTGGGGGAGCTGCAAGCAACCATGAGCCAGCTCGTGCGCATTGTCGCCCCGGAGGGCCGTCATGGCTGAATCCCTCGCTGCGCTCGCCCCCACCGACGCCCCCGCCCCCCTCCTCTGGCCATCGCAGGATGAGGCAGTCCTGCTCGCCACCGTGCGCCAGCATAAGGCCCGGGCGGACGAGGCCGAGCGCGACTGGCGCGAGTTGGCCAAGGCCGACAAGCGGTTCGAGGCCGGCGAGCAGTGGCCCGAAGCCATCGTCGAGCAGCGCGATAAAGAGCATCGGCCGTGCCTGGTGATCGATCGCATGGGCACGCACCTGCGCCAGATTGTGAATGAAGGCACCCAACAGAATCTCGGCATCCTCGTGGCGGCGGTGGACGATGGCGCCGACCCGGAGACGGCAAAGAAAATTCGCGGGCTGATTCGGGATATCGAGCAGCAGAGCAACGCCGATATCGCCTATGAAATGTGCCAGACAGATGCCGTAGGGGTGGGGCGCGGCTTCGTCCGGGTCGTTCCGGTGTACGTGGACGATTTCACCTTTCGGCAAGAGCTGCGTATCTGCCCCATCCGCAACGTCTTCAGTGTCTCCCTCGACCCGGCGCACATCATGCCCGATGGCAGCGATAGTGAATGGGCGATCATCGCTACGCGCATGGAGAAAGAGGCGTATGAGCGCACGTATCGTGCGCTGCCGGCCGAGTCGGGCTCCTGGTTCGCAGAGGACGCGACCTGGTTCCCTGAGCATGAGGTGCTGGTAGCGGAGTATTGGTGGCGCGAGTGGCATCCCATGGAGCTGGCGCTGCTGGACAGCGGCGAGGTGCGGCCCGTGCACGAATTGTCCCAGGCGCAGCAAACCAGCCTGGCGGCCACCGGGCAGGCGCCTGGCGTGAGGCAGACCCGCACGACCCGCATCGCGCAGGTGTGGCAAGCGAAGCTGAACGGCCATGAGGTGCTGGAGCAGCGTCAATGGTTGGGCCGGTATATCCCGATTGCCCAGGAAGTGGGCGAGGTGATGGATATAGAGGGCAAGGTGGACTATCGCGGTCTGACCCGGCGCTTGAAAGGGCCGCAGCGGGCCATCAACTTCATGGAGAGCGCCAAAAGCGAGATGATTGCGCTATCGCCGAAGAGCCCCTATGTGATGGCCTGGCAGCAGCGCGCGGGGTTTGAGGCGTACTGGGACGAGGCGAACACGGCCAGCCGCATGTGCCTGCTCTATGAGCCCGCGATAGTTGGAGGGCAGGTGTTGCCGCCGCCGCAACGCAGCGCCGTGGAGCCGCCTGTGCAGGCCCTCGTGCAGGCCAGCATGATGGCCGCCGACGACATCAAGGCGATCAGCGGATTCCAGGACCAGGCCAGGGGCGATGATCCGCGTCTCTCAGGGGAAATGCTGCGGAGGCGGGGCTTAGCCTCCAATACCGCCAGCCTGCACTTTCAGAGCCACAAGCGCTGGATGGTGCGGCATCTGGGGCGTATCCTGGTAGATGCCATTCCGCACTACTACGATGAGGCGCAGACCGTCCGCATTCTGGGCGAGGACGGCCAGCCAGAGCAGGTGAAACTGAACCAGTCGCACAGGGACGAGGACACCGGCAAAGAGGTGTTGTACGATGTGCGAGTCGGGCGGTACGACGTGCGGATTGACGGGGGGCCGTCGCTGGCGACCAAGCGCCAGGACGCGGTGGAGAAGCTCACGCCGCTGATGGTGGCGCAGCCCGACCTGATGCGGGTTTTTGGCGATGATTACATCCAGAGCCTGGATGTGGACCTGGCCCAGCATATGGCTGAGCGGCTCCGTAAGACCATGCCTCCCCAGCTCCTGGAAGGCGAACCCGGCGCGGCGAAAAGCCGGGCTGTGGCCGAGCAGATGCAGCAATTGCAGCAGCTTCCGCAGCTCCTGGAGCAGCTCAAGCAGCAAGAGAGCCAGATTATGCAGATGATGCAGAGCGTGCAATCGCTTACGATGGATAATCAGCAGCTCCGGCTGGCCGTGCAGAATAAGGAGATGGAGCTGACCCTGAAGCGGCAATTGGAAGAACATAAACTGGCCTTGCAGCGAGACGAACAGGCGCATGAAGCCCGCATGGCGGAGCTGGAACTTGAGGTCCAACGATACGAGGCCCGGACGGATCGCCTGAAGGCGGAGCAGCCGGCGAGCAATGGAAATGGGATGGTGTGATGGTGGCACGCGCCGCCACTAGGGAACGATGATTACATAGCCTATCGGCGTCTCTCGCACCGGCCAGTGCGGGGAAGACGCAGCCATGCGGCACAGGGTAGCTACTCCCCTGTGCCGTTTTTTTGTGTTCAGACGCCGATCCGTTTCCCCGCTCAGGCACCGGGTTCTGTGCCTGTCTCGCCCTCATGCGGGGCGCACACCGCATGCGTAGGAGTACCGCGATGGACAAGTACGAAGGCATTCTTGTCGAGGGGGGGGAATTCCCCCCGACCGCCGACCCGGCTGCGCCTGACGCTGAGGAGACGCCCCTGCCGGCGCCTGTCGACGCGCCAGCACCCCCCGCAGAATCAGCCCCTGCACCCGAGGACGAGCCGCCGGTGCCGCGTGGCATTCAGCGGCGCATTGATACCCTGACCCGACGGAATTACGAGTACCAACGCGAGCTGGACGTGCTCAAAGGCACGGTACAGGCGCTCCAACAGCCCGCCCCGCCCCCGGCGCTTCCTGCCGGCGAGCCGCGTGAAGAGGACTATACGCGGCATGCGGACTACGTAGCGGCCATGGTCGACTATCGCGTGGGGCAGAAGCTCGCGGAGGCCAGCGAGGCGCAGGAAGAGCAGGCGAGCAGACAGATGCAACAACAGACGCAGGCGGCGCAGCATGCCGCCATTCAGGCGCGTGAGGCCGAAGTGCTGACGACGCACCCCGACTATTACGACCGCTGCGCCGCCGTGGTGCAGCAACTGGCCCCGCAGGTGCAATGGGGGCTCAGGATGGCCGGGGAGCACGGCCCTGACCTGGTGCTGTATCTGCACGATCACCCAGAGGCGATTCCCCGGCTGAATCAGATGCCGGCGCATCAGATCGGTATCGAATTAGGCTTGTTGCGCGCAAGTACCGGCGCACCGCCCGGCGCGGGGGCGCGGCAAGCCCACCCCAAACCAGAGCCTCCCACGCCCCTGGCGGGCGGGGGGCGCACGAGCAACCCCGAGACGTATCACGAGAACATGCCGCAAGCGGCCTATGAAGCCTGGCGCCGCAAAACGAGCACGCTCTACCGCCGTCCGGGGGCATAAGGACCTGACGTATGGCGAATACCTTACAGACCATCAACATGGTGACGCAGGAAATGTTGATGATGCTCAAGAACAACTGTTGTTTTTCCCGCGCGGTCTCACGGGAATGGGAAAAGAAATTTGCGGTGTCTGGGGCGAAAATCGGGGCAGAACTCCGCGTGCGCACCACCCCCAAGTTTGGGGTCCAGTCCGGGCCAGCCTTTGTGGCGCAGAACTATGTAGAAGAGTATGTTTCTTTGGCCATTAATCAGCAAAAACACGTGGACGTTGAGTTCACCAGCTTTGAGAATACCCTCCAGTTCGACAATTGGGCGAAGCGGGTAGCCAAACCATCTTCAGCCCGCCTGGCCAACGAGATCGACAAGGATGGTCTGGCGCTGTACAGTTCGATTGCGAATAGCGTAGTGTCGCCTACGGCAGCCGCCAGCAAGTTTTATCAGTACCAAATGGCCAATGCCATCTTGCTTCAGTCGGGCGCGCCGATGGATGGCGATTTCTACATCACCGTTGAACCGATGGAAAATGCGGCCGTGGTCAACGCGAATCGGGGGCTGTTTCAGCCCAGCGAGGAGATTGCCAGCCAGTACAAGGACGGCATGATGCGGTCCTTTGCCAATTTCTCCTGGCAGGTTGATCAAAATGTCGCCTCGCACACCACCGGCGCGTGGACCGGGCAGGCGACCGCCATTGTGACGGTGGGCGCGCAAACCGGCAGCGTGGTGCTCACCTCGGGGTGGACGAACTCCTCGCCGGTATTTCTGCGGGGCGATGTGATTCAGTTTACGGGCGTGTTTGCCGCGAATCCGCAAACGCTCCTGAGTACCGGGCGGTTGCGGGATTTCGTCGTGACCGCCGACGTGACGAGCAGTGGGGCTGGCCTGGCCTCGGTGCCGGTCTACCCGCCACTGATTGTGCCTCCAGACCCGCGCGCAACCATCGTCAGTTCGCCTGCGGCCTCAGCTCCACTCCTCTTCACTGGAACGGCGAGTACCACGTATCAGCAGAACATTGCGTGCCATAAAGAAGCGTTTACGTTAGCCATGGTGCCGCTCATCGAGCCCAAAAGTGGCGTGTTTGCGCGGGCCAGTGACCCGGAACTGGCGATGGCGATTCGGGTGTGGCAGGATTCGAATATCCAGACCGACACACACCCGAGCCGCTCGGACATCCTGTACGGCTGGCTGGCGCAGCACCCGGCGCTGGCGTGTCGCATCTGGAGCGTACCGGGCGTGAGTTAGTGAATACGATTGTGACGTACAGCGTCACGCAAGGAGCCCCAATGGCAGAGTACGGACCAGGAACCGGTACGCCGGACTATCCGGCGTACCGGTTCCACCTTGAGCACGGGATGCGTTTGGTGCAGAACGAGGCGGCGGATGAGGCGCTCGGCACCGGCTGGCGGGATCGCCCCTATACGGACGAGGACCGCGCGGCGGCGGCCAAGGACCTGGGCGCTGACACCGGATTCCCCCCCATGGCGAGCGGCGAGGGACCAGCCTCCCCGCGAAGGAGATAGCGCATGGCAGTTCTTGTCGAGAGTAGTGACCTGATTGATGGCGTCTACGTCACCGAGACCCCGCGCGATGGCGGGGCGGTGCATGCCGTAGTGTTTACCGTCGCCGTGCCAGAAGAGTTATCGATTGCCGGGACGATTCGGCTGGCACGGCTGCCGCAGCACGCGGTGCTGCTCCCCGTGCTGTCGTGGATTCGGTGTTTGCCTGCCACGACCTCCCTGACAGTCTCGCTGGGCTGGGAGGCCTATACCGATATCGCCACCGGACTGGCAGTGGCGGCAGACCCAGACGGGCTGGGTACGACCCTGACCATTGCGGCGGGCACGCCGGTGCTGTTTTCCGCGTTTCCTGCGGCCCCGCTCCCTCGCACGTTTGTAGGGCCAGCAGTGATTACGTGCCTGACGGCGGGCGCGGCGATTGCGGCCGCAGGCGTGGTCTC